AATCTACCTGCTTTATCATCTTGTATATTAGCATACATGACATCACCAAAAGAAGAATCTTTTGCGAAATCACCTATAGGTATGTTATTATAGGGGCTAGAAGAAGATACTGATGCTTTAGCTAAAGCTTCAGCTCTTTTCATTCCTGTTTTCTGGAAGAACTTATACTTAGGATTAAGTGCATCGTTTTCAGGCTGACCAGATGAAGCATATGGTAATCTGTTTTGAATATATTGAATTAAATTTCTTCCAAAGGTAGAGGCACGCCCATCATTTGTAACATACGATGGATTTTGATTTGAGCTAGTTGATGGTCCGGATGCTGGCATCTTATATATATTTATGTTGAATTAAGGATAGAGCTAGTGGCTAGGTAAGTACTTGACCAGCC